ATGATATTTATAGAACCGGAGCATAGATTATCACTTACTTTTACTAATACTTCAGAAAGTAATGATATTACTACATTTGTTAGTATAATTGACAAGTGTGTTAAGGAAGCTAAGAAAAGTGGGTTTAAGAGTTTTTTTAATACTATTGAGAAAAACTTTATTAAAACATTACATGAAAATTTAAACAAAGGAGAATGAATATACCAATAAAGGTTAGTATAAATAACTTCTTTAAGATGTTATTAACAATGATGAATAAGTTTCCTCCTATTAGAGGATTGAGAGAAAGAGAATTAGATGTATTAGCTGAAATAATGCTACAAAATTATGAGAATAGAAGTATTACAGATTTTAATAAAAGACAAATACTTATATTCTCTACTGAGAACAGAATTAAGATGCAGGAGAGATTAAATATGAAGGAAGGTAGTTTTAATGATTATATGTCTAAGTTACGTAGAAAAGGTGTAATTAAGGATAATAAGCTATTACCATTTCTTAATATATTACCTGAAGGTAAATATAGTTTTAATATTAATTTCACTATCAATGAATAAGTTAGTACTGTACATATTTGAGGGTAATGAACTTGAAGAGGTTATTACCGGATTAAAAAGAATAAAGAAATATATTAAAGAGTATGAGGATTATACAGAAAGAAGTATTAAGAAAGTGGAAAGAAATAGCAGAAAAGTATAATGTTTCTTTAAAAACTGTTAAAGATATAGAATATAGTATATTTCAAATGGTTAAAGAAGAAATGGGTAAAGGAGTTAAAGAAGATTTAGATTCCTTTAAGAATATCTATATTAAGAATTTAGGAACATTTTATGTTAGTAAGAATAAATGGAGTAAGATAAATAAAAAAAATGATTCAAGTACCAAATCCCTGGAGAAATGATGCAAGTATAAGTTTCTGGGAATTAAATCCTGAGTATATACTTATATTTGAAGATTTTCATAAGAAAGATAGAAGTAAAGGAAAGTTAAAGTCTTCCACAGTAATGTGGGCTATGTATCTTAAATTACATCCTGAGAGTTCTTTTTACAATATGGGTAATAAAGAAGAGTTTATTAAAGAAAAGTTTGTTAAAGATGATAAATTTGAATGGAATAAATATGAAGATATAGAGGTAGTATTTAAGGATAGTGTACTTACTCAGGCAGAAAAGTCTTTATATGACTGGAATGAACTTATGCGTAAAAGAGATAAGTATTTGAAAAATAAGGACTATTACTTTGATGAATATGCTACAGATGAAAATGGAGATAATGTAGTAACTAAAACAGGTAATTTTGTAACAATAAAAGGTACTGCTGAACAGTTAGATAAAGCTCAACAGGTTACTATTAAATACTTTAATGAATATAGTAAGATACTTAAAGAACTTCAGGAAGAGAAATTAAAAAGAGGTAAAGGTAATAAACCTTTATCAAGTAGTGATGCTAATAGAATATAATGATAATAAACAACTCTAATTTCAAAATAAAGGAAATACCTGATTTTCATCCTATAGCTGAATCCTATGAAAGAGATGAATGGTGGAGAATTCAGAAACGTAGGTGTATGGAAGGTTATTGGGTATCAGGTAAATGGATGCCTCCAGAACTTTATTACTATATTAATTTCCATAACATACTGTTTGAGGATGGGATTTATAGAGGTATGGGATTACCTTGGTTACGCGATATAGACTGGGAAAAGGCTTATATATATGCTGAAGCTACAGGTTTTTCAGGATTTGAATTAGATGATGAATATACATGTCATAGGTTTATTAAAGAAAATGTTCCAGATGAGCGTATATTAAAATTTTGTACTTTGGGAGATTCTAATAAAGTAGATAAATCCTATTTAAACAATTTTTATAAAAAGGATGGTTCACGTAAAACTTATGTAGAAGCAAGAGATTATCTTAGAAAAATACATTTAGGTAATTTAGGAAAGCCTTTATATTTTAATGAAGCACAGCATATCATAGAACTTGCAAGTAGAGGATATGGTAAAGATCTAGAAGATAATACATTAGTGTATACACAAGAAGGAGCAGTGCCTATAAAAAATATAAAAGTGGGGGACTTTATTTATGGAGCAGATGGTAAACTTACTAAAGTACTTTATAAAAAATCTTTCAATAATCAAATGCAGTACAAGATTACTTTTGCGGATGGTAGAACTATATTATGTGGAGGAGGTCATTTATGGACAGTATATGATAAATTTAAACATCTAAATGATGGAAAGGTTACCATAGATACAATAACAATATTTGAAACGTATAAAGCGCATGTAAGGAAAAAACACAACGGGAATTATAATTTTGATTCTAGATATTTTGTACAATTAAATAAAGGATATGAAGGTAAGGATATAGAATTACCTATAGATCCTTATTATTTAGGATTATGGTTAGGTGATGGTAGTTCTAGTGGTACTGGAGTAACTACAAAAGATTCAGAAATTAGTGATTATATTTTTAAAATTGCAAAGCAATTAGAGTTAAAAGTACAAGTAGCTCAAAATATACATAAAACCTGTCCTACTTATAATATTAATAGTAAAACCAGAAAAAAAGGAAGCAATAAACTATTAAATGCTCTAAAAGAATTAAATTTAATAAAAAATAAACACATTCCAAGTATTTATTTTAAAGCTTCTTTTAATCAACGATTAGAACTATTAAAAGGATTATTAGACTCAGATGGTTATATCAGCAATAAAAATATAGTAGAATTTTCATCTTCAATACATAAATTAGCAGAGGATGTAATAAATTTGTCGAGAGGATTAGGTATTAGAACATCTTTTAGTACCAGAATTCCATATTATAAGAAAAAAGAAGAAAAAATATATGGTAAAAAAAATTATAGAATTTTTTTAAAACCTACATTTAATATTTTTAATTTAACTCGTAAGAAAGAAATTTTTAGTAAATTAGGTAGTTATAGCGAAAGTACTCATAATAAAATAGCAATAAAAAATGTAGAAAAAGTTAAAGTAATGCCTTCTACATGTATAACAGTAGACAATAAAGATAAATTATTTATAGCAGGAGATTATATAGTAACACATAATTCTTACTATGCCAGCGGACTAATAGCCCATAACTTTATTTTTGATGGAGCTAGAGATTATGACTTACATTTAAGATTGAGACAAGAGGGTAAGCCTTTACAGACAGATACTGTAGTAGGAGCTATTGATGCTAAATATAGTAATAAACTTATAGGTAAAGTAAAAGTAGCTTTAGAGAAGTTGCCCGGAAGTAAGTTTGTTAATATGCATGGAGAGCAGGTATATTTTCCTTCCCCTCTGGCAATTTCTTATACTGGTAGTTTTGCCATAGGTAGAGAAGCTACAGCTACTAATTCAAAAAGTGTTGTTCAGCATGTTACGTTTGCAGATAACCCTTTAGCCGCTGCGGGAGGTCGTCCTAACAAAGTATTCATAGATGAGGTAGGTTTTATGAATGTAATCAAAGAAGCTTGGGAAGGTATTGAAAATACTCAAGCTTCTGCAGATTTTAAAAGACTTACTATATACGGTATGGGTACTGGAGGTTTAACTGTTGGAGGTGCTGTTACATATTTACAGGAAATATTTTATAATCCTGAAGCTTATGGATGTCTTGCTTTTGATGATAAGTGGGAGAACAAAGGTAAAATAGGTTATTTTGTGCCGGGAACTATGGCACTTAACCAGTTTAAAGAAGGGCCTAACCTTATAACCAATGAAGAAAAAGCTCTTGAATATATAAATGCTGAAAGGGATAAAGCTAAGAAAAGTAAAAGTTCTACAAAGATGCAAGGTACTATTATTAATAAACCTATAGTACCATCAGAAATCTTCCTTAGAATGGAAGGTACTTACTTTCCAACACATGAATTAAAACAAGCATTAGCTGAATTAGAATCTAATAAATTATTACTTAGAGCCAGTTATAAAGCTGAATTAATAGAACCTATTAAGAATGTAATTAAATTAGAGCCCTCAGAGAAACAAGTTATTACAGAATATCCTATGAAAAGAGGTCAAAGTATGGATGCTCCTGTAGAGATATTTGAGAAACCTAAACTTGATACTGATGGTCATGTGTTTGATAATAGATATATTGCGTCTTGTTTGCCTCCGGGAGAAAAAGTACTAACTGATAAAGGTTTAAAAAATGTAGAAGATATAACTTTTAAAAGTAAATTAGTTAATAAAGATGGAAATTATGTAGAAATTAATAAATTGATAAGACATGATTTAAAAGATGAAAATATATATGAATTAAAAGTTGCTAATACGTATCGAAAGACTAAATTTACTAGCGAACATCCAATTTTAGTAAGTAAAGAAAAAACAGGATATGTATCTTATCCTAGAAGTGTAAGATTGGGTATCAATCAACGTTACAAAAAATTTGATTTTAAATTCAAACAAATTAGTGAAATAACTGAAGGAGAGTGGATAAAAGTTCCTAATATTTATAAAAAATTAAATGATTTTGATATAACAGAATTATGGGATAATAACACTTATAGAATAGATAGACAAATAGAAAATCCTTTAAATAAGGAAGCTTTTTGGTGGTTTGTTGGAATATGGTTGGGGGATGGTTGGTGTAATAAGAATGGATATACAATTAGTGTTTGTTTTAATGAAAAAGAAGAACAATATATAAATAAGTTTAAAAAAGTCGTATCAACACTATTTAATAGAAAAGTTTCAATAGTAAGTAATCCAGGATCTAAAACATTAATTTTTAACCATCAACAATTAAATAGATTTCTAACTAAACATTTTGGTAAATATGCAATAGGTAAAAATTTACCAGAATGGAGTAAGAAAATTGATATTTCTTTAAAAAGAAACTTAATATTAGGATATTTAGATTCTGATGGAAGCATTTTAAAAAATAAAGATTATTGGTCTACAGAATTTGTAAGTATTAGTTTAAATTTATTGGAAGGATTTCAAGATGTATTGTTTTCTTTAGGCATAATATCGAGCATAACAAAGCTTAGAAATGAAAGAAAAGCAGATATATGCGGAATCATGTGTAATATACAAAAAACATATCATCTTAGAATAGGTCATGGAGATTCTTTAAAACTAAAGGAATTATTAAATAAACCCAAAAATTTAAAATTAAGTAGAATAATAAAAGAAGAATTACCAATTCTTACTAAAAGAACTCCTATAATAAATTGTTTTTTAAGTGATGATAATAATTATATTTATTTTAAAATAGAAAAGATAGTTAAAAGCAAATATACAGGAACAGTATACAATTTTGAATGTGATACACATACTTTTATGTGTCATCATATAACAACGCATAATTGTGATCCAGTAGATGATGACGGCAACTCAGATATAACTAGATCTTTACAATCAGCATTTGTATTAGATACATGGACTAATAAGATAGTAGCTGAATATACTGCCAGAACTTATTTAGTAGATGAGTATTATGAAAACTTGAGAAAATTAATTGTTTATTATAATGCAAAGCTTTTGTATGAAGCAAATAAAAAAGGACTTTATGGATATTTTAAAAATAAAAATTCGTTATATCTTTTAAATGAAGTTCCTGAAATCTTAAAGGATCAGGATTTAATTAAGTCTGTTGGTATAGGTAACAGGTCTTTAGGGGTTAATGTTAGTAATGATAAGATTAAGTTCTATGCTATTAATCTTATACTAAAATGGCTTGAGTCCCCCTCTTATAATAATCCTGATAAGAAGAACCTTTATACTATACGTTCATTAGGATTACTTAAAGAATTGATAAGTTTTAGTATGGCTATAAATGCTGATAGATGTGTATTAAAAGATACTGAAATACAAACAATTAATGGTATAAAAAAAATACAAGAATTAAATGTAGGAGATAAAGTATTGACCCAATCAGGAAAATATAATCCAGTATATTTAGCACATAAAAATAATTTTAGTGGTAGAAAAGTAAGTATAAGAGCTTTAGGAGATTATAGGGAGTTGATATGTACAGATAATCATCCTATATTTATAAAAAAGTATAAAAAGAAACCAGCAGGAATATATTGGATGCAAAGAAAATATGATCTAACTTCTGGAGAATTTATAAATGCAGAGAACGTACAAAAAGGAGATTTTATATTTATACCTAAAAGAACTGATTTAAATAAGCAATTTTTACCTGAAGATTTATTATATTTGTTAGGGTGGTATATTTCAGATGGAAATGCCAGTAATACCTGTAGTAAAGTATCTTTTTTCTTCCAGTACAATCAAAAAGAAATAGCAAAAGATATAGTAAATATTTTAAACAAGTACTTCAAAAAAGAAGATATATTAGTTAAAAAACACGTTAAAAAAGGAACTATAGTAAATGAATACCGTACACATAAAAACAATATTGCTAAATTAAAAAAAGGATATAAAAGTAATATGTGGGTAGTGGATATGTTTTCTAAAGAATTAAACTCTTTTGTAAAAAAATATGGAGGAAAAGCTAACAATAAAAGAATACATGAAAAATTATACAATACAGAGAATTTATTACCTTTATTAAGGGGATTTTTTGAGGGCGATGGCCATTATAGAAGTCATATAAGAACAGATGGTACGCGCAGATCTAATTTAGAATTATCGTCCATATATAAAGAATTAATGCTTCAAATAAGGCAAATATTATTAGATAATGGAATATGGAATACTATAAGATTTGTTAAGAAAAGGAATACTAAACATAAAGATCAGTATAATATTAATATTTCTGGAAATAAGGGGTTTGCTATTGTGAAAGACTCTAAAAAGTTTGACCAGGTTTTTTATGATACTAATAATCAGTCTTTTCATGTTGAAGAATATAATGGATTTTACGTGCCTGTTAAAGAAGTAAAAATAGAAGAATTTGAAGGTACAACTTATAACATATCAGTAGAAAATGATGAAACATATGTAGCTAACGGTATACTAACTCACAATTGCTCCAGCTTAATGATTTTAATGATATTCAGAGAAGAATTAGATAGAAGAATAGAGCAAAGGAAACAAACAAGTGTTAAAAGTGCAGCCCAAAGTGACTTCTGGGGAAGAGCTTATGGTAGCTTTAATAAAGATAAAGTTCATAGAAAACTAAAATATTTAGCAAATTATGATGTTAATTAATAATTAGTGTTTATATTTGTACAAAATTACATAATATGAGAACAACACTCTTATATTTCCCTCCTCAAAAGATACCAACTTCCAAGAAAACAAAGGATTGGTATAAAGAATGTATTGATGGTGCAGAATCATTAGCTATACTTAGAGCAGATGGTTCTTACGGATATCATCACAAAATGCAGGTATGGGAAAATCTTGACAATGATATCATTGATGAGAACGAGATTGAAAAAGTATTCAATCCAATGCAATTACAAGATGCAGTATTTCCTGCCGCAATTAAAAACTACCCACTTTCAGTACCTAAAATAGACTTATTACAGGGTGAAGAATCTAAAAGAAAATTTGACTGGCGTGTAATGTCAAAAAATGAAGATGCATACTCTATTCAAGCTGATGCTATTAAAGAAGAGATTATGCGTATAGTAATGGAAGAGATTCAAAATGAATCTTTTGATGAAGAGGATACCCAAAATAAAATTCAAAAAATTTCCAAATATTTTAAATATGAATACAAGGATTTAAATGAGTTATGGGCTACACGTACTCTTGAATATCTTTGGAGACAGCAAGATATGAAAAGGAAGTTCTTTCAGGGCTTTAGAGATTGTCTTGTTAAAGGTAGAGAAATATACAGAATAGATGATGTTGGTGGAGAACCTGCAATAATTAAATGTGATCCTAAGAATGTTTATTTTGTAAGAAAAGGGGACTCTCATAAAATTGAAGATTCTGATATAATTATAGAAGCTTCTTATGAGCCTATAGGTAAAACTATTGATGAGTTTTATAATTATTTATCACCAGAAGAAATAGATGAGATTGAAGGTGGTATGGAACGTCTAAATCAAAAGAGTTCAAGTGGAGTATTAAATCATCAAAATGCATTTCCTGTACTTTCAGCTAATAGTCAGATAGGTGGTATTTCTTCTGATAGTAATGATCCTTCCCTTATAGCTATAGGTATGTATAACTTACCTTTTGATTATGAGGGTAATGTGAGAGTACTTAGAGTAAGATGGATGGGAAGGCGTAAAATAGGCAAGCTTACTTATTTTAATATAATTACAGGAGATGAAGAACAAAGATACGTATCTGAAAATTATAAGGTAAAGAAAGAATTAGGTGAATCTGTAGAATGGATTTGGGTTAATGAGGCTTATGAAGGTACTCGTATAGGTCAGGATATTTATATCAAAACTCAACCCAGAGAAATACAAATGCGTCATTTTGATAATCCCAGTAAATGCTTTCTTGGTTATGTAGGTACTGATTATGGCAAGTCTTTAATGGCAAGAATGGAACCTTATCAATACCTGTATAACGTATATATGCGTAGAGTAGAACTGTTCTATGCAAGGTATCACGGCCCAATGATGGAGTGGGATTTATCTAAAAAACCTGATGATTGGACTGAGGATATGTGGATGTATTATGGTGATGTACTTGGTAAACTTGTTATTGATAACTTCAATGAAGGTAAAAAAGGCGCAGCTACCGGTAAACTTGCAGGTAATATTAATAATACTTCTGGAAGAGTAATTGATGCAGGAGCATCTAATTATGTACAACAGTTACTACTTATGTTGCAGTATCTTGAGAAACAAATGGGCGAGATTGCTGGCGTTACCCAACAACGGCAAGGTCAGATAGATAATAGAGAGACTGTAGGGGGTATTGAAAGGGCTGTTACACAATCCAGCCATATTACTGAGAAGTGGTTCTTTATTCATGATGAAACTAAGAAAAGAGCTTTACTTGCATTACTTGATACCGCTAAACAAATATGGAAACATAATAAATCCAAAAAGCTTGCTTTCATAATGGACGATATGTCCAGAGTAACTATGGATATTAATGGTGAAGACTTTGCCTCATCTGAATATGACATCTTTGTTACTGATAGTAGTGATGATTTGAAAATTCGTCAAACTATTGAGCAACTTTCACACGCTTATGTACAGAATGGTGGTTCTATATCATTACCAATTAAAGTTCTTAGAAGTGATAGTATTACTGCTATGAGTAAACTTATTGAAGAAGAAGAGGCTATGATGCAACAGCGTAATGAAGAGCTTGAGAGTAGAAAACTTGAAACACAACAAGCTATGAAACAGGCAGAACTTCAGGATAAACAAGCCGACAGAGATCTTGAATACTATAAAATAGATAAAGATGCTGAAACTAAGTTAATTATAGCAGGTTTAAATAACAACGAAACTGATGGAGAATATCCTGAAAAATTATCTTTAGAGAAACAAAAACATCAGGATGATGTAAATCTTAAAGAGAAAGACTTAAATTTAAAAAATAAACAAATAGAGGAGCAAGTCAGGCATAATAAAGTTACTGAAAAAATAGCTAAAAATAAACCTACATCTAAAAAATAATGTGGATATTTATTAAAGGATGGTATTATAATTTAGATAATATTGTCAAACTATCTTTTCTTGATAATCAATTAAGATTTAAGGAAGCAGATAGTAAAGATATAACTATAGTATATGACTTAGATAGTGAGGAAATGAATAAAATTAAAAATATAATTAATGGAAGAGATAATTAAACTATTTATAGAAAAACAATATAGACTTGATATGGGTAAAGGTTCTCTGTCAAAAAGATTTACAAGGATTTTAGGAAGGAAAGTAACAGAGGAAGAGATAAAGGAAGGAAAAAAAGAGGCTAGGGGTAGAATTAAATATGGGTTAGATTATTATAGTAGAAGAAAAAAATTACCTAAAATACTAATTTTTGATATAGAAACAAGCCCGTCTATTTCATATACATTTGGTAGGTTTAATTATAACATAGCGTATGACCAAGTGGAACAAGAGCCGATGATACTTACGTGGGCAGCTAAGTGGCTATATAGTACTGAGGTTATGTCAGATAAAGTAACTGCTGAAGAAGTACTAAATGCAGATGATTACAGAATAGTTAAAAGTCTTTGGGATTTAATAGATGAAGCTGATATAGTAGTGGCTCATTTTGGTGATAGATTTGACCTACCCATGTTAAATACCAGATCTATATTAAACGGTTTACCTCCTTATAATACTGTAAGATCTGTAGATACTAAAAAGGTAGCATCAGGTGTATTTAAGTTTCCCTCAAATAAATTAGATGCTTTAGCTAAGTACTTTGGTATTCCGGGTAAAATAGATACAGAGTTTCAATTATGGATAGATTGTATAAAAGGTAAAGAAGAAGCTTTGGAAAAAATGAG